GTCAGCAACATGGCTGCCGAATGGAATATGCGGTTGCTGCAAAACGACATGCGGCCGCCGGGTGTATTGCTGACCGAGGGTGCGCTTAGCGACGAGCAGTACGAGCGGCTCCGGGAATCGGTGAACGAAAAATACGAGGGCTATGATAACGCGGGAAAACCGTTGCTGCTTGAAGGCGGACTCACGTGGCAGCAGACCGCGATTTCCCCAAAAGAATTGGACTGGATCGAAGGCGTTGTCCACAACAAACGCGAAATCGCGTCCGTATTCAACATCGCCCCGGAACTCATCGGGGACTCACAGAGCAAAACATACTCGAACTTCCGGGAGGCCAGGCGAGCGCTCTACACCGAATGCGTAATCCCGCTGATGGATGAGTATGTCGACGACCTCAACAACTGGTTATGCCCGATGTTCGGGGAAAACCTATGGCTAGAAATCGACCGTGACGGGATCGAGGCGTTGCAGGAGGATCGGGAGAAAAAATTTGCCTATGTTGGCGGTGCGCAATTTATGACGGTCAACGAGAAGCGGGCGGCCGTCGGCCTCGAACCGCTGACCTCTCCGGCGGGCGATATGGTGCTGGTCTCGTATTCGACGGCGCCCTTGGACATCGTTGCCGCCGGCCAAACCGTCCTCGTGCAGGGGGGGGCCGCGGCCGAACAGGGCGGGGGAGACGGAGAGGCGGCGAAGTCCTCCCTCCCCGCATTCGCCGGTGGGGCGCGGAAATCTTGGGCCGCCGCAGATCGACGGGAGGCGCTCTGGCATAATTTCGTCCGCCGGGTCGAAACAAAAGAGCGCTCGCTTATCTCCATCGTCCGCTCCTACCTCACGGACCAATCGGCCCGCGTCGCAAAAACACGGACGGTCAACGTCGATACTGAGGCGAAGGAGTTTCTCTCCGCGCTTCGGCCCTGGGCGTATAACGCTGCCCGTCAGGCCGGAGCCGCCGGCATGCGTGCTGCCAAAGGCGAGCTCCCGGAAATCGAGGAGAAGGTCGACCTGTTCGACCTGACACCCGAGGCGCGAGCGTACCTGGACGAAATCATTCTCCGGTCCGGAACGCAAATCGCCGAAACGACTATGGCCCTGATCCGGGACACGTTGGCAATGGCGGAGTTTGCGGACTGGACGACCGAGCAATTGACGCAAAAATTGATCGAGCGGTTGAACACATTCGCCCAATGGCGGTGTCGACAAATTGCCAGGACCGAATCGACCAAGGTAGAAAACTGGGCACAAGTTGAAGGCTATAAAGAAAACGAATTCGTAACCCGCCAAGGTTGGCTGTGCTCGTTCGTCCCCGATTCGCGGGACGACCATATCGAAGCCGACGGACAAGAGGTTCCAGTCGGCGGTGATTTTATCATCGGCGGCCAGGCGATGGCATATCCAGGGGATCCCCGAGGCGGAGCCGGAAATGTCTGTAACTGCCTGTGCTCGACCTACCCGATTGTGGACTGAGGAGACACCATGAGCAAACACGGCGTCAAGATTTATCGCTTCAGGCTGGACGACGATTCCCTGACCGAGACCGGCTCATTCCGAGGGTACGCGTCGATTTGGAACGTCGTCGACTCACAGGGGGACATCGTCGAAAAGGGCGCGTTTCGAAAAACCCTGAAAGAGAAAAAAAATGGACGCGTCAAACTGCTCTGGAGTCATGACGCCTACGGTCCCCCGATCGGGTATGTTGCGGCGGCGGAGGACGAACACGGTCTCGCTGTCGAGGGGCAATTGTTTCTCGACGCGAACGCGAAGGCGCGGGAGGCCTACGCCGCCGCAATGGCCGGCGTGCTGGACGGGCTGTCCATCGGGTACAAAACCATCAAAGACTCGATGGACAGATCGGCCAATGTCCGGCGGCTAAAAGAGCTTGAGTTATACGAGGTCTCGCTATGCAATTTCCAGGCGTGTCCGGGCGCAGTGGTAACGGGGGTTAAATCGCTCGACGCCCTGGCTGGATGCGTTGAGGAGCTCCGGGGCGAATCCCTGGACGAGGAGCAGAAGACGGAGCTAGTAAATCAAATCGAATCCCTGAAGGCACTTTTGCTGGGGACGGAGCCGCCGGCTGGCACTCCCTCCGGACAAGAGCCGCCCGTGGATAGCGGACTCGGTCCCGTAATCGAAGCCGCGCAAGTCCTGGTCCAAACGACCCGGGCTAAATTTAGTGTGAGGTGAATTATGACCGACCAAGAAAAATTGGTCGCTCTCATCGAAGAGCAAAAAAAGATTATCAGCGACTATCAGGCCAAAAACGAAGAGTTGATGAAGGGCAAAATCGGGAAGCCCGATCTGGACGAGTACGAGCGGAAATTCAACGACCGGTTGGACGAGATCAGCCGGGCCGTTGCTGAACTCAAAGCCCCCCGTCCGGAGATGAGGGGCGACGACCCCAAGTCAGAAACGAAGGCGTTTTTCTCTGGCCTCCGGAAGTCCCTGTTGGGGCGGCCGCTCGACGAAATTGAAAAGAAGGCGATGACCGTTGGAGATGCGACGACCGGGGGATACCTGGCCCCGGCGGAGTTCGTTAACGAGCTCATCAAATTCGACGTCCTGTATTCGCCGATCCGCAGCGTTGCCAAGGTTCGGACAACCAGCCGTCGGTCGATCCAGATCCCCAAAAAAACGGCTAGCGCTTCGGCCGCCTGGGTGTCGGAAATTGGGACCCGGGCGGAAACAACCAATCCCAAAGTCGGAATGGAAAACGTTCCGACGCACGAGATGTACGCGCTGGCCAAGGTTTCGCGGCAAGACCTTGAGGATGTCGAGTTCGACCTCCAGGCATTCTTGGCGGAGGAATTCGGCGAACAGTTCGGCGTGCTTGAGGGTACGGCGTTCATCACCGGCGACGCCGTCAACAAACCCGAGGGCATCCTGACCAACTCCAGCGTCGGCGGATTCACTGGCACAACGACCTCGGGCGTGATCCTGGCCGATGATCTGGTCCGCCTCTATTACTCCCTGGCGGAGCGGTACGCCGGTCAGGCAACCTGGCTGTGGAAACGCTCCTCGACCCTGGCTATCTCGCTGCTCAAAAATACGACGACCGGCGACTACCTGTGGAAGCCCGGCCTCCAGAACCAGGGAACCCCGAACGTGTTGGGACGGCCGTACATCGAATGCCCCGACATGCCGGCTGAGGGCAAGAGCGCCAAGGCGGTTGCATTCGGCGATTTCCGCGCCGGGTATCTGATCGCCGATCGACTGGCGACGGAGATCCTCGTTGATCCGTACTCGTCCAAATCGCTGGGCATGATTGAGGTGAGCGCCCGGAAGCGGATTGGCGGCCAGGTCGTTCTCCCCGAAGCCATCAAAATCTATACGCTCAAGGCGTAAGGAGTAAGGCCATGAAGGATATTTATCACGATCTTTTGGTCGTCAAAACCATCGACCCGGTCCTGGGAAAAACCACACAGACCGGGGCGGCTGTGGATCTTCAGGGATTCGAGGGAGCGTTGATGGCCGCGCATGTCGGCCAGAGCGGCGACACCCTGAGCGGGTCCATCAAAATGACAGTGTCGTTCCAAGAATCGGACACGACGACCTCCGGAGATTTCGCGAACGTCGCGGCCGCTGATCTGTTGGGCGGGGCCAACGACGTCGTCATCGACGACGCGACCGAGGACGAGGTCATCGTCACTCGCGGATATCTGGGGTCCAAGCGGTACGTTCGAATTCTCGTGACCTACGATGGTACGCATACCAATGGAACGCCGATTTCGGCGGTCGTCATCAAGGGCTTGCCCCGGCATGCTCCGGTTGCGTAAGGACGTCGTACTGTAATGCTTTCCAGCGGGCGGGCGGTTCGGAGGTTATCCGGCCGCCCGCCCGTCTCTCAATCCTGGGAGGTCATCCGGCATGATCCCCCGAAGGAGGCCAAGGTGATTATTAGACTCAACGGCCCCGAGACGATCTACGTTGACGGCGTCCACCCGATTGATTTCCGCGCCGGCCAGGAAGCGGAACTGCCGGAGCGGATCGCGGCAGTGCTGCTTACGGAGGGCCGGGCGTCATTGCCGGCGGCGGCAAAAGCCAATCTGATCGGCGCTCCCGAAAACAAAGCCGCGATAGAGGGGGCCGCTCCCGGACGACGTCACGGTCGGAAGGCGAAGCGGTAATGGCAACAGACACGACGATTGCGCTAGTGACTCTGGCCGATGTCCGGGCAATGGTCGGCAAGGAGACCTCAGACACGGCCGATGATCCGATCCTCGAAATGTTGATTGACGGCGTATCGGCGCGGTTTAATTCGCACGTTGGCCGGCGGCTGCTGGAGCTGACGGAGACAACGGCGTACCTAGACGGCAACGGCAAACAAACTCTCCGGCTGCCTCGATATCCCAACGTGACCATTGCCGGGCTGGAGGAGGGCGGCGTACCGCTGACCGAAGGAGAGGATCAGGACTACCGGATCTATTCGGATTCCGGGCTGCTGGTGAGGCTGTGGGGTGTATGGCCCCGGGGCCGAAAAAACATCAAGCTCTCGTCGTATGTGGCTGGATATAAGCTGGCCTCGGTTCCCAAGGACCTGAAATTCGCGGCGCTCACGCAAATAGCCGCCGATTACCAAGAGTATCGGACAAAATCTTGGGGCGAAATATCGCGGTCATTTTCCGACGGCAGCATCACTCGTCGGGAGGCCGGAGCATTCCTGGAACAGGTTCGGGCGGTGCTTGATCGGTATCGCGCTATCAGGGTGTGAAGTGGACAGCCTGAAGTTTGAGCGAGACATCACGCTTGCCCTGAAAAAAACGGGGATCGTTAAAAACATTCCGAGAGCGGCGCGAAAAATTGCGACGCGATGGGCGGCGGAGTCGGTCGAAATATTAAAACGATCGGCAGCCTCACTTCAGCGCAGCGGCAAGGGGCGGCATTCTGCGAACCTGTCTAAAAACATCGCTATGGAAACACGGCAGGCGGGAGAAGATTTGCACGTGGCTGTTGGGACCGGCGTCGGCCCGGCAAAAAACGTGGTTTACGCCCGCATTCAGGACGAAGGCGGAACGATCAGAAAAAAGGACAAGCGCTTGACGATCCCCCTGGGAGACACAAAGGGGCGTATTTCGAATTTCCCTGACGGTTTTTTCGTCACGTCGCCCGCAGGGAACGTGCTGTACTGCCAGCGAGTGGGAGCGCGGGCCCGGCTGAAACCGCTGTTCGTGCTGAAGGACGAGGTCACGCTGCCGCCGACGTACTGGTTCAGCGGTCCGATGAGGAGACAGCGTGAGGATCTAGATCGACTCCTGGAGCCCGATTATCTTTTCATGCAGGCTGAGGTCATGGCGGCGGGACAAGGCGGCGGCGAGGGATAAACGCAATGGGTTCACCGACAATACCCACCGAGCTTGCCATCCGGGATCGGATTGTAACCGTGCTGTCGTCCATTACCGCCGGCGCTGACTACTGGTACACGCCCGCCAAGGTCCTCGGACGATTCGTCCATTGGCGCGAATATCAGGGCGCGTTCCCCGTGTACATGGTCACGGTCGGCTCCGGTGGAACGCGAGAATTTAATTCCAGAAACAACGTCGACGAAACGTTTTATTTATCGATCAAGGGGTTCGTCAAGGACGATACCGATACGACGGGGCGAATCCTCCGGTGCTGGCAGGACATCCGCGTTGCGCTGGCCCGGGAGATGGAGTCGCCGTTGCCGGCCGCTCTCCCGTCCCTAGGTGCGTTTCTCCTGTCGATTCCGGAGCCACCGGAAACAGACGACGGCTATATGGCGATAGAGGGCGGACTAGGATTTTTCGATGTCCGCGTCGAGATTCACTACAACGACACGCTCGGATACGTTTGATTCGGGCGGGGAGGTAAGAATGGCAAAACCCACTAACACGTTAACGCAGACACAGACGGCCGGCCCGTCACCCGCCCCCGTAGAAGGGAAGCGGAAGCCGCAGCGGTTCCGCTGGATCGGAATCACCGGGTTTTGGTCAGCGGGGCAACTGCTCCTCGAACACGGAAAAACCTATGACATCAATCGCGTCGACGCCGAAGTGCTGTCGACCTGGATTTCGTCCGGGGCGGCGGCGGTGATCGACGACGAAAAGGAGAGATAACTATGGCCACACCTACCGGACCCAAACTCGCTGACAAGGCCGCCGGCCTGAAAAGGGCAACGACCTGGGGAACCGCCGTTGCTCTTGGCGCGGGCGACGAGGTTTTGTTTAAAAAGATCTCGGGGCTGAAATCCAAGCGGAAATACGTCGCCGGGGATCACGCCGATTCTCCGTTCCGGCCGGCGGGCGTCTTTACCGACTTCGAGCCGGTCGACCTCGGAATCAGCGGGGACCTGAGCTACGAGCTCGGGGCCCTTGGCCGTCACCTGGCCCTGTTGATGGGCGCGGCCGGGACGCCGACGAAACAGGCTTCCACGACCGCGTATAAACACGTTTTAACCTGGGCCGATTACGGCGCGGGGTTCTACACGTTCGCCGCGGAGCTCCCGGGAAAAATCTATGAGGTTCCGAGCGTCGTTCCGACGGAGTTTTCGCTTAAGGTCGAAAACGGCGTCATCACGTTCGACGCGAAGGGCAAGGGCGACGTCTGCAAGGACGACTCCGCCGTCAACGCCGCCGCGCAAATGGACGCCCTAACGCCGGCGGCCGTCGTCCCCATGCTTTTCAAGGAGGCCGCGTTCTACCTGAACGGCGCCGACGAGGCGGTTGACGTGCTGACTACAACGCCGCTTGTGACTACGGGATTCGATATCGCCATCAAGCGGTCGGTCGACGGCGAACACGCGGCCGGAAGCGCCTCGATCATCAAACCGGAGGAAAACGATTTTCCGGCGGTGTCGCTCAAACTTCAGTTCCCGCGGTTCGCGTCCGCGAATGCCGGTTTTCTGGCGACGCACAAGGCCGGAACGGCGCAAAAGGCGGCTATTAAATTCACGAGCCCCATCGAGGCGGGAACGGGATACTACTACAGTTTCACGGTTTTTTGCCCGCGGCTCGTAATCACGGACGACGATCCGTCCCTCGATAAAATAATCAAGCACGGGATCGAGCTCGTGGCTGAACAGGCCGCCTCTAATCCGACGGGCATGAATGCCGCCCGCCCCTATATCGAGATCGTCAATAAGCAG